AGGTTTCTTCTTTAATGTAAAATCTGGGGTGGTTTGTGTTAGTGTAGCCTTAAAATTTGCCATTACCGTGTCACTTCAGGAGTTAATGTCACTATTCCTTCAACCAACCTCGACACAGTATTTGCTGCATCTATTAATTCTGCATCATAAACATATCTCCCTGCTTCCATATTAGCAGTTGCAGTGTTTGATAATGTAAGTGTAACTTTACCGTCTGTCCTTGGTGAACCAAAAGCGACAGTAAAATCAACCTTAGTTGATGATGAATAATGTTTACGAATTTGACCTCTACCAGTGTAACCTGTTAAATCAACAATGTTACCATTAACGTCAGCAACAGTAATAGATGTCGAGAAGTCTGTACCTTGGTCAATTACTATATTTGATTTAGCACCCATATCCTTATCCTAATGCGATTGCCATTGCTACTGATGAGTTTTCACCAGCACCAGCAGTTTCTTTGCCATCTAATAATGTTTGTACATTTCCTGCAGCAATCGTAATTGAATTTGCAATTGGATCTGCAGTAAATTGAATTTCATCAGAATTATTCTGAACCATAATATTATTATTAGAACCACCTGTCAGTCTAATTCTTGAAGCATTGCCTAATATAATTCTATCAGTACCAACAGACGTGAAGTTTACATTACCAGTAAATGTTGTATTAGCAGAAATTGAAAGTGAAGTACCATCAATAGTCGCATTTGAACTAATTGTAATAGCACTACCAACTGTTGTATTGCCACCTTTAAGAGTAGTGGTTCTTAAATTAGTTGCAGAGAACGTACCAGAGATATGTCCATTACCTGTAACTTTACCACCTCGATTAGCACTACCACGCCACACAGTAACAACGTTGTTACTCATAGTATCTGATAATAGGTTAGTATTCGTTCTCCACGTATTAAAGTTGTGGGTTAAATTAGTATTTGAAATTGTTACTGACATATTATTTCTCTAATAGTTGTTTAAGCATAGATTTAATCTCATTAACGTCTTGCTTTAAATTTTGAACATCATCGTTCATTTCTCTTTCTTTATTGCGTCTTGCCTTATACTTTTCTAGTGAGGACATATCAGAGTTTAAGATTGCTCTTGTTTTAACATCTCTAATCAAGTCCTCATTATCTTTTATCTTAACTGCTTCCATTATTTCTGTAATGCAATTGCTCTCATATCTTTAACTAAAGGTACAATATTAGTTCCACTTGAAGTCATAACAATCTTAATTGCGAACGTTTTATATGTATGGTAAATACTACCACCAGCAGAACGATAAGCAACTACCTCACTATTAGAACTACTTAATCTCGCATGAGAGTTAGCAGTAGTCAAGAACCCTTGTCCATTAGTATTAGCACTAAATCCAAATTCAAATTCTTTCAAGTCAGTATTGTCAACTGAATCAGAATAAGTATTACTTGTAGTTATTTGCGTTAAAGGTGTATAATCTTTATCAGCAAATACATCAGAATCTTCCGGATTATGAATCTTAGCATATACTTTAATATCTGTTCCTTGTGGTTTGTAAGATGTTAAGAATACACTTAGATCCTCAGCATCCTGACCATCTGCCAAATTAATAGGTTTAGTGATATATCTAACAGAAGCATCACCAACCTCTTTATGTTCATCAGTATTAGTATTATTTATTACATTTCCAAGAACGATTCCATTTATTCTTGAATTGTCAATTACTGGAGATACGTTTGTATCACTAGTGGATAACGTACCTTTCAATACTAAAGACTTCTTAGAACCATCAACAGCAGTTAAACCTACCTCGTTAGTCTTAGAATAAACTTTCTTCTCACCACTCAAGAAGTCATTCTCAACACCAGTATCAAGATTAGTATATGATGAACCAATAATACCTGAAGTAGAAGTAGTTCTAGTAGTCCATGTAGAAATCGTATTACCATAATTGATTTGCGGGATCTTAGGAACAACAGTATTAAACGGAACATTATCAACAGAAGTTACTCTAGTTGCAGCACCTGATACTTGACCACGAACATAACCATTAGCAAAAGCACCAGTCGTAGAATCAAGATGGATCTTACCATTAGTTGAATCAATAAACTTAACAAAACCACTGTTAGTATTAGCAGTAAACGAATCTACTTTGCCTTTACCGTTTGTGAAATTAGAACCAAGGATAAGAACTGAATTATTACCAGTTGCCATAGTACCAAACTTCGTAGGGTTATATGGGTCTACCTTAACAATAACAGTACCATTAGCATACTCATTGACAATACTTCTCACAACACCATTTGCAGCAGTTCCAGTTGTATTAGCAATAGTTGTACCAACTGTCACATAGTCACCTGCTGCATTACCAGTAATACCTTGTAATCTTAATACCGATTCAGCAACAACTTTCTCGCCATGATTAAATGTTCCATAGAAATTATCAGATGACATATATTCAATATCATCATTTTCTACATATACTGTACCAGCACTTGCTGAGAACAATGCCTTGTGTAATCTATATTTAACATCTTCAGACTGTACTGGAGACCAAGTCTTATTATCAGAAGAAGTAAACATTATACCAGAAGCAGGTTGCTTATGAATTAATTCGTTAGTATCAACATCCTTACCACCTAAACCACCAACCCATAATGTGTAGTCATCAGAATTACCTGCTGGCATAACTGTAAATGCATAGTCAGTATTATTCTTAAGGAACACAGGAGATTCGAAAGTGAACGTTGTAGCAGTAGTAGCAACAGTTGTATTAGCATTTACCTCACTTGGTTGTAAAGTTTTAGAACCATAAGGAACAATCGTTGTAGTAGGGAAACCATTTTCAACTTCTCTAATTTGTACAGTGATAGGATAAGTGCCAGACTTCTTACCAAAGTATAAATCGAGTTTAGTAATAAATGTGCCATCAGACTCGCCAGCAATAATAGTAAACGTTTGTGATAGAGGATCTGACGGAGGAGGACTTCTTCTCCAAGTAGTTATATTTTGAGAAGATACAGAAGATAAAGTTCTATTATCAGTTACATTATTATCAGAAAGTTGCGGAACTTTCATATTGATGTTAGAACCACGTTGAGTGATATCTAAACCGATACTTGTATAATCGCCATGAGCAGAAGTAGATAATAAGTCTGCTTGAGTTGTAGTGTTTGAAATATCTTTCAATTCAAAACGTCTAGTACCAACACGGAATTTTAATGTATCATCATTAGGGATACGGAACACACCATAAACATTACCAGAGGCATCAGTCGTTAGAATAGAACCTTCTGAGGCAGTATTAGCAAATGATGAATTAGCAGGTGTACAATATGCAGTTACTGCTTCGTCATCAAAGTACGGCCAAACACGTGTATTAGGTTTTAATCTAGCACCAGTAAACTGAATCATTCTAGCACGGATATAATCACGAACAGCAACATTCTCAACAAAGTTACCAATTGAGAATGTTTCTGTCGAAGGACTTATTGTAGTTTGAATGCCGTTTCTGATTTGATTAGTTTGAGTTGTAGTAGTTTGAGTTGTGCCACCACTCCAAGTTCCACCCCAAGTTCCAGTCTGTGAGGTTGAAGACGAGGTAGAAGAAGTATTCCAATTACCCCAGTCTGTTCCAGTAACACCAGTTCTATCTGCAATCTCAGCGATTGCATCATACATACCACTAAAGTCCATTTGGATATCAGGTAAAGTAGTTGTGTCACCAGTATTATCTGCAGAAGGATTAAGTGTAACTTCACCTTTCCAATTAAATGATAATTCTTGTACTGGGTTTCTTAACTTACTTGCATATGGTTGACCATGTAATTCAGTATTAGTATAAGCAAGTGTAATTAAATCACCAGTCTTAGTTACATTTGAAGATGTTAATGTAAGGTCTTTAGAGAAACTCACATCAGTTCTATTAAACGTAGGTCTTAATTCAGATTTGTTTCTATCAATAGCAGCACGATATCCAACCTTACTTGTATCAGCAATATTATGTCCGTCAAAGTTATCAACTAAGAAACCATTCTTAAATCTATCTAAACCAGTGCTACCAAAGATTTGTTTATTCTTAGCAGATGATTCTAAAGCATTAAGTGATGAGTAGTATTCTAGATTCTTAACACGTTGCTCAACAGAACGTAAATCTTTCATTGTATATCTACGATTGTTTTCTAGATCCATACTCACTTGGTAATCGTTTCTGTTATATTGCTTAGCAACATATGGAGATAATGATGGGAATACTGGAACTTTCAATATTGAAAGTGTCATCGCACCTGCTAACTCGTCAGGGGTTCTTGGAGTTAGAGAAGGAACACCTTTAGTGACTTCTACTTTACCCTCTTTAGTTAATACAACTCTATCCTTTCTAGGCAAATAGTATTGAATGTCTGCCTGGAAGTTTTCATCAGGAGTCGGAATATGAGCACCAGTCGAACCAATACTAAACGTGCTTGATATCGCAGGATTAGTTGGAGCAGATGAAACAGTACCAGTAGCAGATGGTGTTATTGAATTTGTTTTAATAGGTCTGAAGTCTACAGAATCTCTTAAGTCATATTTCTTACCATTCGTAGGAGAAGTGAATAGTGGGATCTCTTGAGTAGTAATAGCAGTTGTATTTGCTGCAATGACATCATCAATAGGATAAGAGTCTACAGATAAGTAACCAATACCAGAAGAAGTGTTTCTTCCGAAGTAGTTAAACTTAACCATTAAACCAGAACTTGATAAGTCTAATGAACTTGTTGCCTTTTGTTTAAGGTATGATACGTCATAGAAAGCATCTTTCATTCCATCATCCAACTCGAAGTGAGAAGTAACATCATTATCAGAAGTTGAAACATTAGTATTAGAACCACTATAAACAGCAACTAATTTATATGCATCAGCAACACCTAATGACCATGGACCATTCTTAGTGGCACTATGCGTATTAGTATTAATATGAATAAACTTATCTTTCAATACAGTCTTAGCAGTTTGAACAGCATCACTTCTTAGACGGTTAAAGTAAACCGAAGCAGTAAACGTAGAAGCAAGGTTTGCTTGTTGTAAATTAATTTGATGTTGAGTTGAAGTAGAATTAATCGTACCATTAGAACTCGTATCAAAAATGTATCCTGCAGGGAACGTAGTCTTATGAGCAAGACCAACAGCAGATCTAGTGTAAGCAAATGTATTAGCAACTTGCATTGACGTATCACTAGTGACAGTCATAATTCTTTCCGTTACAGTATTGGCACCATCGGTGATGGTAATGAAATCACCTTCTTGATATTGAGTAGTAAACGTGGTGGCAGAACCAGTAATTGTATTACCAGTAAATGCTGATACTTGCCCAGTATGAGCAGCAGTACTAACAGCAGTTTTAGAAACAACAATAATATTTCTTTCATCAGTATTCGTTAATGGAACACCAGTATCGTTATTAACCTCAGTACCACCAGCATGGGCAGTATTAGCAGAAACAGTAGCAGTTCCATCTGTGGCAAAACTTACTAACTTCTCTGCCCTATAAACAAATTGAGTATCAATATTGCCAGAAGAATCTTTAAGAGTCTTAGTACCCTTTTGCGTGAAAGGGAATACAAGACTATTAAGTCCTGGTTCTTGCAACTTAGCAGAACCGTTTGACTCAAGTACAATGTCACACATAGAATTTAAAGAACCACCGTTGTTCTCGTAAACACCTCTTACTTGAGAGAATGACTTACCTGAATCCATTTTAACATCAAATAAGTAAATTCTAAATTGTCCCGAAGCAGTTCCAGGAGTTCCAGAATGCCATTGGAATCCGCGAACACGAGCAGTACCAATAGAAGAACCTCTAGCACCTTGAACACCTAAGTTCTTACCAGAGATACCTTTTTGTCCAGCATCGTATAAAGCAACTTGCCTTAAACCTTGAAAGTCCCATGTACCAACAACTTCTTTAGCATAAATGTAGTTACCAAATGCCTGGCCAATAGTACGACCATCTTTAGTATCCCAATCAGTTGCTTTATCTACATTTCTAAATAAAGAAGATTCAATAGAAATTCTTTTACCACTTACATAACCAATTCCTCTTTCAACTTCACAAACAAGTTTATTGACATCACCACCACCTGCTAAATCATAACGACCAAGGTTGTTTGTATTCTTTAAGTGTTCTCTAACACGTAGGTTGAATGGTTCGATAGCAAAGTTACCATTTGTTTCATATGACCTTTCACTAATATAACTTCCTATATCAGAATAAGTTGTATCGGTAAATCTTTGTGCGATCTGGCCATTTTCTATTTCAGCAATACTGAAGAATGTAGTTGTATTCGCAGCAGATAAACTTCTTACAGCAAGTGTAGGTGTCAATTTCAAACGATTCGCACCTGGAGCAGCAAAGTTAGTAGAACCAGTTGAGTTATCAAGTAATGACGAATCAGAATTAGAATCTACAATAGTTTCAGTTGTTTCAAATCCAATCTTCTTATTAGGAGTTGTAGAATATTTTTCAACAACAACACTTTGAGGTAATACATTAATAAAGTTACCTTTATGGTAAACAATACCATCAGAAACAGTTGCTCTAAAACCTAAACCAGTTGAACTTGTAGAGATTGAGTTAGCAGCAACAACAAATGTGCTATTACCAGAATGTCTTACTAATAATGTTTCATCATCAGTAAAAGTTTTAGTTGTATTATTAGAACCTGAGTTTGTATAGTTTACGAATAATGATAGATAGTTTGGCGCAGCAGCCTCAGAACCCTCTTTAGCATCTATTAACTTAGCAGTCATACCTGATGTAGCACCAGTAACAACAACATTAGCAATAGCACTTCCAGTAAAGAAATCTCCTAACAATAACACACGGTTGTTAGCATCCTTATCTCTCAACTTAACATATTCAAGTGTGTTAGTCGAAACACCAACACCAGTAATAACTGTTCCGTCTACAACAACTTCGATCGCAAACCGTTCTACTTGATTTTGTAGAATAGATTGCATTTGAGTTAATTCTCTTGCTTGAACAGAATATCCTGGACGAAAAAGAACTCTATGAAAGTTTTTATTCTCGTCGAAGTCATCAAAGTACGGTGATTGGTTTAAGTTTGTTTCAATTGCCATTTTATTTTACCTATTTAAAAGTCTAAGATGATTTTAATATCTTCTGTTTGTTCAATATCTCTTGTTACTGGTTGTATGTTTTCTGTGAATAGTATTTGACCAGAAAATGTATTTGCTTCTGGACCTTTGATTGCTTCTACTGTCGCAACCTTCGTATCACTTGTGCTTGTTAGAATAATATCGTCTTTACTCATTGCAGAATAATCGCTGTAACTTTCAATATCATTCACGTATGCTGTATAGAATGATGGATCTGATTCAGTTTCATCTTCTCTAATATAAACAATATTAGCATTAGCACTTTTAACAGCATTTGCTAGTGCTGCAGATGTTCTTGCTGCTGGACCTAATTCTGTTACAAATTCTAAAGTACCATTATCAGCACGTAATCTATTTCTTTCATTTGTAATAATATTATTAACTACTAACGCATTCTTAGGAGTTGAACCATCCATTTGGTTGTATGATATTTTTAACCTTGTAGTTAATCTTAATGTCTTTGGACTATTAGATGTATTAGCAATATGTTCAACTGTACAATGGTTGTTATTAGCATCAACTTTTAATACTGGGTCTTTTAAGATACTAATTGTTCTGATAGATGTATTACTTGGAATATAACCATTACCATTAGCAGATACTCCGTCATCTTTATCAAACTTAACTGTGAGCATTAACTTATCACCACCCAATTCTCTGATAGGATCTGAACCATGCCCACCAATTGGACTAATCACCGCATTAGCAGTAGCACCTGAACCATGAACTGCGTTAGATGAAATAATAGCACTTGCTCTTGTGTAATTTGTTCCTACACTAATAATTGATACATTAGAAATAGAACCAATAGAAGTGTCTACTCTTGAATATGCTTTAGCACCTTGTCCGTCGCCAATAAGTGTCACGGTTGGTGATATAATAACCCTAGAGTCTGTATTACAAGTTGTAGAGAATGCTGTATTAACTGTTAATGTTTTAGTAGCACCAGCATAATCAGTAACACGTCTTAATTGACCAGCACCAGTTCCTGATAAAATATAAACACTTTCACCGTTATAGAAGTTATCAATTGGTGAAGGAGGATTAGCACCTGCTGCAGATAACTTTAATGTATCCCTTCCACCTGCTTCTACAACACCATTAGCAACATAGTTATAACCTGAACCAACATTTACTGTTTCAACAACTTCAATAGCACCGTTTACTGCAGCATTTTGTACTGCTAGTTGTCTATCAGATTCAGTTGAACCATCACCAGTAGAAATAGTTTTTACTGGCATATGAGATGTAGTCAAAAACTTATCTGCATCCCCTAAAGAAACCGAATATATGTATTTCCAAGTATAACCATCAGAAGTCGTAAAAGGTAATATAGAGAAACCACTTGGTTTAATTGTAGAAGTTGCACCTTTATTATTGTATAAACATTTATATACATTGTATTCATCGGTCATCACCCAAATCGCACGATCGAATACATTTTTATCTGTATCTCTATACATTGAATATACTGTACCAGTAGTCCAATCATGTCTATTTGTAATATGTGAACAACCACTGTTTTCGATTTTCTTACCACCAACGAATTCTCTATGCATCATATATCTTAAATGAGCATCACTTTCCGTATGCTGAGCAGGAGTAGGTTCGTCTGGCCAAAGTTTTACTCTACCAAGAACACAATAAAGGATTGTTGACTTTTTAATGTTTCTGCTATCTTCTTCAGCATTCATTGCATGCCTAAATGCTTTTGCATTGTTTATTGATAATTCTTTTGTCGCAAGGATTGTAGCCATTTAAATGTTTCCAGTTGTATAGTATGTATTAGCACTAGACAAATTAGTATTTGCCCAAGCAATTTTCACATTAGCAGAAGTATTACTCGATACTATATTTATAGGAATTGAATAGAACGATTTATGTGAATGTTCAACTACAATAGTTCCATTATTAGCAAACTCTGATAAGAATGAAGTATTACTACCAGTTATGGTGTAACTTCCATTATTTATACTAATTGTTCCGTTGGATTGAGAACGTTTCTTGTTTTGGGTAGTCGCAGTAATATTAACAAAGGCATTACTTTGTGAACGATACTTACCGAATAATGCTTGACCTGCAGGATGTACAAGTTTTAATGCATAGTCACGATATCTGTCTAATGAAATTGATGAAATAATTTCATATGAATATTCTTGGTAATACTTACTATCTTGAATATAACCACGAGAAGATGATACATGACTTCTTGTAGTAGCATAATATCCTTCAGCATTAGCAACACCACTTAACCCAAGTGTAACTTCACCACTCGTAGCAAGTGCACGACCAGTTGATTCTAACACAACTTGTTCCCCATGCTTATATGCATAACCAGAATCAAGTACTCTTAATCCAGTAATCGTACCATTAGCACCAACACCTGCATTAATAATAGCATTATCACCAAGAACACCCTCATCTTTAACAAATGTAATCTTAGCACTACCAGTGTCAATAACCGATCTAGCATCTGCCTCTAGTCCAGGAGTGTATGAAGAATTAAATGATTGTAAAGCAACTGTTGTATTATTAGCAAAAACTATGTTTCCAGGAGTTCTTTGTAACATATCCTGCCAAACCCTAACAGTCATTTCATAAATACCATTAGCATGAGCAGTTACCAAAATTCCTTCGTTTGGACCAGCACCACCCTTAACATGACCAGTAGCACCAGAACTTGATTGTACAATCTTATCGTTAGTATCTAGTTTAGTGAAACTTGAATTACCAGTTCCCCAATTAATATTGTTACTTTGCATAGTGACATATGCTTCACCAATACCTAATGACGCAATATCATTTTCCCTAACACTAACAGTTGGTGCTACCGAATAACCAGCACCACCAACAACTAACGATAACTTATCAATCGTACCAATAGTTTCTGCTGAAAATAATAACGAGTCAGATAATTTTGTGTGGATATTTTCGATTACAGTATTGGAAGTATCATTCGCAGTATTACCAATATTTGTACTTGAACCAACAAGTCGTAATCCTTCGTTAATAACGAATGCTTTCATCGGACCATTATCAAATTGACTTGATAAATTAGCAGTTGTATTCGCTGTTACTTGTAGATGTAATAAGGTTCTGTCATCAGCACCACCAACACCAGCAGTATATCCATTAGCAACTGCTGCAACTACTTTCTTAACAATACCAAATGCACCAGATACTGCTCCAACTAATTCATCACCTTCAGAAACAGTAGTTCCTGCGTTGTTACCCATTTGTAAAACGTGGTGTCCAATTGTATTACTTTGGAATGAAATAGAAGTTCCTATTGTTGTTCCAGAAGTATTTCCGAATACTGAACGGATAGTATGACCATTAGTCCAGTTCTTATAACCATCAACCCTAACAACAGTGTTTCCTGCTGTTGAATCTGTAATAGTTAATACGGTTGCGTTTGCTGAATTGTTAGCACTGAATAATGAGTCACCAATTGATATAGTTTTTGTATTAGCAATTCTTAGAACAGCATTAGCATTATCTCTATAATTTGTTTGAGTTACTGCCTCACCAACTTCAGGAAATCCGTAGTTTGGACTACTTAAAGGTGTATTAGCAAATGTAGAAGTTAATCCATATGGAGAAATAATTGGAGCAAGACTTCCAAATATATTATTACTTTGAATTAGGTTGGTGTTCATAGTAATAGCAAATGTATCACCAATATCATTCGTACCAATTCTAAAACTAGCAAGAGATGAACCATCGCCACCAAGTAATTTAATTACAGAACCACCTGGATTTATAGAAGGAGTATAACCTGAACCACCATCTGATAATGAGAATGTAAGTGTACCACCTAAGTCAGATGTATTGGTGACAACAACCTTACCAAACTCACCCACGTCAGCAGAAATAAGTTTTATTGAGTCTCCTTGAGCATATTCACCACCTGGACTAACAATTGTCAGATTATTAATACCTGCCTCAATAATAGGTGCATGTCCAGAACCACTAATATCTGTTAATAGTTTAACTGGTTCTAAGTTATTAAATGTTCCTTTAACGTTCGACACAAGGATTTGCATTAAATCTCTGCCTCTTATAACACGTCTTACTACATCTTCAACTAAACATTCAGCACCAGACTCAGCACCTTTAATTGTTTTACCGATAAATGAATAAGTGGCAGAATTATAACTAGCAACTAAATATCTATCAATCCTCCAATCACCGTCAGATATTTTAAGGATTTGATCAGCAGGATAACTTAACTCTACGTCTTCGTTATATATTGAACGGAATAATAATCTATAAGAAGCAAGTGTTCCTCTAGATTGGTTAAAGAATTTAATTGCTTTTGCTAAAAGTCTTTTGTCAGCAAGTGTATTTGCTGGGATAGAAGGAAGTAACCC